TCGTCTGAATAGTCGTTAATAAGTTTTTTATGGTTTGCACCATTAATCGCTGCCCTAGTCCTAGGCCCGATAATTCCATCAGCCACCACTCCGATAGCCTGTTGTAGCGTCTTAACTGCTCGCCCTGTCCCAGCATTAACGGCAAAATCAAATACCACATAATCTAGCCCTTTCGGTAAGACTTCACAGTAGGCAGCGTTCCAATACTTTTGTTTATACAGTTTACCGACCTTTTCGGGGGTCAAGGCTCGCATATCGGCTTCTGATACGGGGTGTCCTACAAATTCTTCCCAAACTCGCTTAGTAACGCCTAGATTCGTCATACCGCCACGGTCTATTGGGTCGTTTGAGAAACCCCCCTCATGTTTAAGCACACGGGCTAAACACTCCTCAAATCTCATTTTTTAAGGTTAGCCATAATACGGCTACCAAACAGGAATCCAAAAGCAATGTTGGCGGCTTCTAAGCCAATACGCTGAACAAATGGGTCAACGGGTAAGAATAGAGTAGATAGTCCTACGATAATGACTACTAAAGCCCCTATATAACGACTAGAAGCTCTTAAGTCTATAACCCATTGGCTAGGTTGTCCGTATGGATTATCAAGCTTTGCAAGGGCTTCTAAACGAGCAATTTCGCTGTTATCAAGCTGAATTTGCTCGGCAATGGTGGTTGGGCGAACTCCACCGTTAAAACGCCCTATGAGTTGTTTAATGCCTTCTACACCGACTGGGACTAAAGCACCAATAATTGTTTCAAGAATCATCCACCGACCTTAATATGTCCGATGCTTGCAAAGTAAGTGACTAAGCTAATGGCGGCTAAACCGACAACCCAAAAGATTTTTTGAACCACAGATTTACCAACGCTGGTGTAAACCTTTTCGATTACACGCTCGGTTACTTTTTCCACGATTTCTTCAATCTGTTCATCGGTTAGCTGTGCCATGATTACACCTTTCTCGCTCGGCTTTTAACAGTTTTCTTTGCTACGGCTTTTTTAGCGGGTTTTTTCTTGGGTTTTTCTAAAGTTTTATCCCAATCCGCAAATAAGGCAGTCCAATCCACTTTTTTGGTGTAGCCCATTTTGTCAAACATCCATTCAATAATGAACATTATGGTAACTCCTTAATAAATTCGTTAGCTTGTTCTTGTGTCATCACATTCCCATCGGCATCTTGCAGTTCTACACCAGCTAAGACTTCTTTTTTGAAGATTTGATAGTCGGTGTTGGCTGGGTCGAAGGGGATGAAAGCGTTGTCTGATAAACGCAAAACAGATTCTGTTTTACCAGTTAAAGTATTTTTAATTAATTTATACATAGTTTATAACTCCGCAGAAGCTGTCCAACCAAATGTTGATGCAACAGAATGAGCAGTATTTTGATAAAAAGAACCATTTGTTACTGCAAATGTTGCGCCCGTTCCACCAGAAAATGTAGGGGTTACAGTTGGAGATATTCTTTTGCCCACTTTAAATATAAAAGTGGCAAATTGCGTTGCGCTTGTGGTTACAACATATGCATCTGAATTTGCAATAGTTCCACCTGAACCATTACTATTTTCATAATACCTCTGGCACAAAGCCAATTCAGTTCCATAAGGTCTGTAATCAAAGCTAGTAGCTGTAGAGCCTACCTCAAGCTGAACTCCTGTGAGAAAGAAGGTCGCTCCGTTTGTGCCGACTACTGATGTTGCTCCTGTAGCTCCAAGAATAAGTGAAGTTCCTGTCCATGCGCCAGCAGTTCCGCTGTAAGTTGACCCAATACCAAGACCAATAGATACAGCTATTCCACAACTACTATTAGTTAACCAAGTACCAGTTGTATCACCAGCAATTGTTATTGATTTTTGTTCCCAAGTATTAGCAGAGCTAATCGTATATGTGAACGGATAGGCTCTATCAAACGCATTATTATTTAAACAACCACCAAATGTGCCTGTTAAAGAACTACGCACCCAAAAAGACAAAGTAACTGTTTTAGCATTAGCAGTACCCCACCCTAAATCAGCAACATTAAAGCCTTCTATTTGCTGCCTAATATTAAACCAGTCAGTTGAATTTACAGAATAAGCAGATAAAGAAGTTACACCCAAATAATTAGTAAATCCAGCTGGTGGTGTTACAGAGCCAGCATTTTGTTGAACAGATAGTTTGCTTGATTGAGTATTACGAATTTGCCATCTATCAAGAGAATATGGTCCGTCTGCAGTAGGAGTAACACTAGCACCAGCATTACGCTGGTCGATTTGCATTTGTCCGTTTATCAGCTTGTTTTTCATCCCCAGCACGGGAGTAACAGCATTAGCCGTTATCGCACCGTTATACATGGGAGTTGTTATTCCCAAACTTCCATCGATAGTTACTGGTGGCATATTACGCTCCTAATCTATTGGCTTGTTCAGCCTTAAATGTTTCGTATGCTTGGCGAACTTCAGGTGTCCATGCCGCATTACAAATGTCTTTGACCTTTTGTTCTTGGTCGCTAATGTCGGAATCAGGAGTTAATACCCAACGATGGAATGTGCGAGATACAAACTCACCATCTCGTTCAATAATGGTAGCCTGACGGACTTGGATGTTCCAATCACCTACAATTTCAATTTGGTCTATTTCTGTGCGTTCTGTAAGTGCCATATTTAGTCCTAAACAAAATAAACAATCGTTGCCCTAGCGTAGTTTGAATCTGAGCCTGTTCCAGCGCTTGTTACGGCTAATTCTGCTGAGTTTCCAGTTACAGATGATTTATACATTAACTCCATTAAAGCGTTTCCACCTAAAGCCTTAACTCCTAATGGATTATTAGTTGACCATTTTTCAGATGCAAATAAACCGTTTCCGTAAGCAGTATTGCTACCAGCAGTGAATGGTAGCCCAGCAATTCTAATAGCTCCACTTCCAGTTCCTACAGTAATTGCATTAGTTCCAATATCAAAATTTAAAACTACCATTCTTCCAATTTTTGTATAAGAACCATATCTACTTCCAGCATATGTAACGGATGTAAATGAACCAAATTGAGGTTGATAAGTCGGTGTCCAAGTCCCCTCCTCATAATCATCTAGCGTATTAGCGTCTGTGCTTGCTGATTGAGTAGCTGGAAATGTAATACCAGCACCGCTAGTAGATGGGGTGGCATCGCCTACACCAAGCGTATTTTTGACCTTAACACCTTGCGATGTGTTAATGGTAAGGGCGGTTGTTGTGCCGTTACTTTGTAACTCTAATACACCGCTAGTATCACCAGCAATAGCAATCGCTGTACCTGCGCTCGTGCCTGCACTAATCGTAGAAGCCATTATTTAATCTCCGCTAATTGTTCGTCTGTTGGGCGGGGTAGGGAATGTTCCCACTTAGCTATGTAATCACCTTTGCCGTCTGAATCGTTTTGTAATGTGATGACAGTCGTAAAATCCTGCGGCTGTAGTTCAGGATATATGGCTAGTATTTTGTCGTATAAAGTCATTATGCCGCCCTCACTAAAAATCCCGATAAAACTGTATTCTCTTGACCTGCCCCAAAAGAAGGAGAACTAGCTCCGTTGTTATATAAAAACAATTCAACATAATCAGTAGAACCATTCATGTATTGAATAGTTGACACAGGTAAAGATAATCCATTTGAAAAAGTGCAAGTTATTTCGTTTTGTGCAACGGTTGTAGTATTTTTTCTAATTTGTGTTAAAGCAATACTTCCTGTTCCGCTAGAAAGCTGTGCAAGACCATTGGCTATAAATACATAATAACCAGCCACATTAGGGGTAAAACGGTAGTTTGTAGTAGGGTCAAAACAATTTGCTGTATCAAATAACTCATTGCTAAGAACCGCTTTAGTAAATGTTGCTGAAGTTACATTTTGAGTTGAAGAAAGACAAGCACTAAACGCTGGGCCAGTACCCGCAAAAGTAGAAGCTGTAGTAATAACTGTACCTGTATTAGCAGGTAATGTAAGCGTGTTTGAGCCAGCTACCGCAGGGGCGGCTAGTGTAATACTGCCTGATGTATCGCCAGCAACGACAATAGATGCCATTATTTAACTCCTATGTATTTGTTTATTTTAATGGTTTTCATTTTACAAAACCACCCATCTTTGACCGTTTGGCACGGTGACCGTAACCCCGCTATTAATTTGAATCGGGCCTACGCTTTCAGCGTTCTTATTGGTAGTTAAAGTGTAAGAAGTTGTTACAGTTACACCGTTTTCTACAAATACTTGGTCACCGCCACCGCCTGTAGCTCCACCGCCAATATTGCCCCATGCGCCATTTGCATAGCCTTCAAACTGTCCGTAATCGGTGTTATAACGAATTTGACCGTTTACAGCAGTTAAAGGTCTTTGGGCGGTTGTTCCCGCAGAAATTAGTACAAACCCTGTAGATAAGCAAGTAACATTACCGTTAAAAGTAGGGGTGTCAAACTGAGCAAACTCTACCGCTTCGCCTGCTTGTGTACCAGCAACCAATCCCACAACTTTGTGGGTGTTCATATTTAAGTTGCCTGTTAATGGGGTTTGACCGTCTGCCGCTACCGAATCGGTTAAAGCAGAAGCCAAGTCGTTCATGGTGTTATTAGCCCATGTTGACGATATAGTTGTGCCTGTTACTACGGGATTACCCGCAGGTAGTGAATATACGCCTGACCCGTTTCTACTCATTTTTTGCTTCCTTTTTTCAATTCTTCAGCCATTTTTGTTGGCGAATAATTAATGGATTCTTGAATCTTTTTCTTCAAAGCTGCTTCTTGTGCTTTTTCAAAGCTATATTTAGTTAAGTTGCCTATTACAGGTATTTTACCGATTGGGCTACGATTAATCATGTCTAAACCACGAATCGTTGCACTAGCAGTATTGCTATAGTTTGGCGCGCCTTTAAGTGGGGCGTTTACCAAAATAGTGGTTTCCATAAGGTCACGAATCTCTTGTGCGCCTTTTTTACCAAACAAATAGTCAAATTTGCCGTCTTGGTCTAACTCACGAACTGCCGACTTAAACTTAGCAGGGCTTACTACTGGATTACCAAACATATCGGTATCAATCGATTGAGTTACGCGGTCTTTTAAGTATTCAATGGTTTGACCTTGCAACTCTCTTAATGCTTGCTGTCCTTGTGGGCCTGCCTTTTTAAGTGCATACCCTAAATTCTTAACATCATCTAAAGACCCATTAATAATTGACTTTTGAAATACATCTTCAAGTGCCACAACTCGGTCATCAGAGTTTGCTTTTGTGCTAATTAAACGGTCAATAGCACCAATGTTTTCAAAGCGTTTAGCGTATTCTTGGCGTAATTTACGGGCTTGTTGGTACAAATCACCGCCTTTGCCTTCAGTAATTTGATTAATAATATCTCGCATTTCACGACCATAACTTGCGTTTGGTGTGTTAGCTACATAGTTTTTATTGATTACTTTATAAATGTCCTCTAGCGCATTAATAGATATTTGACCTGTATTATCAGGGTCATTTTTCTTTAATTGCTCGTACACAATATTAAGAATTGGCGCGTTAGCAGTACGAGTTGTAGGCGTTTCATTTTCAATAAATGCTTGTAATTGAGAATAATTAACAGGGGCTTCAGTTTCGCCTTTTTCTTTTGCCAATTTGTACGCTTGATTAATTTTGGTTTTTGCCGCTTCTGCTTCTTTATTAAGAACATCGGTTACAGCCTTACCTGTAGCCCGTAAACCAAACGACTGTTTGCCAGTAGCATCTACAAACGCATCAAAGTTTTGCAAAATAGCGTCATTGCGTCTTGCTTGAGCTTCAACTAATGGTTTGCCTAATTCAGGCGCAATCTTGGGTGTTTCAATTTCAAACTGTTGTTGTCCTAAATCACGCTCGGCTTGACCTTTACTTAAAGGCACAGGCACACGCAACTGTTGAGCCATTTGCACACGATTAATTGTTTCAGGTACTTCAGCAGAACCTACGCCAGCCATAGTTGATTGTGGTTGTCTGCGTAAAACTTGTGGCATGGTAGGCACATTTTGTACGGCTTGTGCAATTTGAGGTTGTGTAGCACTAACCATACGAGCATAACTTGGCAACATTCCAGTTGTAGGAATAATTGGGGGTAATTTAGCCGCTTGTGCAGTTTCGCCAACAGTTTGTAATACTTCTTGAGAAACAGGGCTTGTAGGGGTGTAAGTCATTTGGCGAGCCACACGGTTAGCCACATCTTGACCTTGTTGAATACCTTGTTGCGTACCAAATTCAGGGCTTGTAACTGTACGAATAGCACCTGCGACAGAGCTAATTGGGCCTGCAATCATGGCAGAACCAGCAGTTAAAGGCACTTCGTAAAGTGCTTTTACTCTATCCATCATGCTTCGTTTTGGTTGAACTTGTTGCGGCACAGGTGTTTGACTTACAACTGTAGGCACATCAGTATTAATGATGTTTGAACCTTCAAGCTGAAAGCCTGCTGGTAATTGCATACCTGCATTTGTCTGTTCAAGAACAAAACCTTGTGGAAGTGCCATATTATTTAGCCTTTGGTGCTGGTTTCCAAGTTTTACCACCATCTGTTGACTGAATACGCTCATTAGTTTGAGGATTTACAGCAAAAATAGGTGTCTGATTGGATTCTTTTTGTTGCGAAACAATGTTTTGCATTTGTTTTTGACCTTGTGGGCCAGCTTCAGCTTTTAATGCTTCGATTGCTAATCTTCGAGCATCTTGTTTTTGTTTAATAACATCTTCAGAATCACCCAACTGTGGGAAATATTTGCGTTCTTCATTAGCATATTCAACTGGGCCAATAACTGCTCCAGATTCTTTACGCAACACAGCACTAATAAAGTTTCTGCGAGCTTGGTCATTTTGTTGTTGTTCAGGGCTTGGGCCACCAACTATTTGTGGCACTACATTAAATGCAGATTTAACGCCTTGTTCAAGTTTTTCACCAATCAAAGGTGCAGTACCAGCAATACCGCCAATAACTGTACGAGTTGCTCCAATATTTGTGACCCCTTTGTTTTCAAGGTCTGTCGCAATTTCATTGGCAACCATAGCTCTTGCACCAAAGCCAACAGCTTTTCCTTGACCTTCAGTTAATGGCTTTCCGCTACCAAGTAAGGGCTGACCTTGTGGGCCTAAAACAGGTTTTGCTTGACCAGTTCTTGTATCAACTAAAAAAGTGCCTTCATCACGCTCAACAATTTGACCAGCAGTAGGCATTTGCGATTTAGGAACAACTTGTAATACTTTTGTTGGGTCTAATGGGTCACGCAATTCAATCGTAGTTCCAGTATCAATTTGTATTGGCGCACGAACTTTTGGTGTTCCAGCCGCAACGGTTTCCATTTCACCTTTAAGTGGGTTATAACGAGTAATTGTTTCGCCTTCGCCAAGTTTTTGTCCTTTTAGCATTTCAGCTAATTGCTGACGCAAAATTGGGCTTTGAGATGTAGCGGCAATTTGATAAGCCATTTGTGGATTGCGTTGAACTGCTGGTATATCCAAAGTTGGCATTGGTACATTTGCACCAGCTTCGCCAACTCCTTGACCGTATGGGCCTGCCATTTCCAACTGTTGAGCAGGTCTGCCATATTGGTATTCAAAGAATTTATTTACATCTTGCGCTTCTTTGTTTCTTAGTTTTTCAGCTAACTTTAGTGCTTCATCATCTGCGCTTTTGCTTAAATAAGCACCAATAATTGGATTTAATGCAGCTTGTAATTGTTGTGTAAATGCGGGTGCAACATAACGCCCACTTACCATTTGTCCTTGTGGTTGAGCAGATTGTTGCATCAACATACGAGCGTATTGACGCTGACGCTCTAACCCCATAATTTCAGGGGTAACTGGATTTAATAATTGTGAATATAAATCTGTTGTTGCCATATTAACCGCCACTCATGGAGTTAAGAAAGTCTAAATATGCGCTACGGTTTTGCATTGGGGTAACACCAAAACCGCGCCCTGCCATCGGATTAATTCCCACATTAAATGGTCTTGCCATTGGGTTAATACCAACACCTGCATCAGGAGCTTGTGGAATTGCCCCGCCACCACCTTGACGCAACATTTGTGCAAGTGCCATAGGGCTTAAACCTTGGTAACCTTGAAATTGTGGTGCTGACATTGGCGCGGATTGCATTAAACCTTGATAATTTTGCATTGGAGCAAACTGTTGTTGCATACGGGTATAAGCGTCTTGTTGTGCTTGATTCTGCATCCGTTGTTGCATCATTTGTTGCATTTGCGCTAAATACTGTGGGTTTCTCATGGTATTAATCCGTAATCTACGACTTTGTAGCCGTCATCAAGGGTGCGTACTGCGTATGGATAAACTTGCTCAACTTCGTCAGCCATAACTCCAACATGAACGCCATGACCTGCATAACCTTTTTCTTTAAATTCGTCTTTGTATTCAAAGCTATATAAGGTAAGTCCGTTTTCCATAATTCCAATCGCTTTAATGTTTTCTTTAGTGCGGGGGTCGGAATATTTTAGTAATGCAGCACCGCCAAGACTTCCAAGCAAGCCCATCATGCCGCTTTGTTGGTTAGCTTGTGCGGCTTGTTGTGCGTTGTAACCTGACATTTGGTTAGCATACAAAGCGTTAGTTGCGGCTAAATAATCTGCGCCTGCGGTTGGTGCTTGTACTGGAGTATTAACAAACTGTGGCTGAGTAACTTGTGCGCCACTACGAACAGCGTTAAGAGTATTAAGGGGTTCATTACGCATATAAGCCAACTCACCAAAGCCTTGTTGACGAGCTTGGTTAGCAAGATTAGCACCAGTAACGCCTTGACCAAAGAATTGTCCTTGTAATGATGCGCCTGATAGTGCGGCCTGATTGAGCAAGTCATTTTGTTGCATTGCAAGGTCTTGTTTAGCACGGGTATAGGCTTCAGAACCTCTTGAAATACCTTGATTGGCTAATTGTTGTTCAAGTTGTTGTTCCCGTCTTTGCATTTGAGGTTGTAAGCGTTGCATGAGCAAATTAGTTGCTCTATCCCAACCTTGCATACCCACTAAATTAGGGTCAACTTGTGATGCTAAAGTAGGCAAACCCCGTGTGCTAAATGGATTCTCCATCATGCCACGAACATAATTTAAACCTTGTGCTGAAAGCTGACCTAAACCTCTTGAAGTTGCTAAATCGTAATTAAGTAGTTCTTGTTGTGCGGGACTTAGACTTTGTGTAGCGGTGTACATTGGGTTGCCAAAACGGTCAGTCCCAACTTCACGGTAAGATAAGCTTCCGTAAGGAGTTTCTTGACCAATAAGGCTACCAGCAAGTGCCGCTCTTGCGGCTTCTAAGTTTCCTTGTGCAGTCGCTTTAGCTGCGGCAGTATAGTCAGGAGCGGCAGGCGCGGGCGCAGAACCGCCACCACCACCGCCACCACCAAAAATACCTGATACTGCTCTGCCTACTCCACTAATTGCGTTGCCTACAAAAGCCATATTAAACTCCCAATATTCTTTTTAATGGGGTGTCAAGTTGTAACCATTTACAACCATCTTTCCTCATTTCAAAAATCACTAAATCACCGTCTTTGTGAGCATCGGCAATTTGTACTACTTTTTGGAAGCCAAGTTTTCGGCACATATTCAGGGACTTATCATTATTCCCCGATATTGTTGCTAGTATAACCTTTAACCCTAATTTATTAAACGGGTAGTCAAACATAGCCCACAAAAAATCCTTGTTCATCCAGTTTTTGCCTTCGCCTACCATACTAAAATTACAGCTTTTTCCTGCGAAATTGCTATAACTTACTACTGCCTTTACTTCACCATCTACATCAATACCAATACATTGGGTGTCAAATGGGGCTTCACCGCCCAATTTATCAGAAATCCACCCCCGTAAATACTCTTGGTTTTCTGTCGTAACCCTTCTCACAGTACCCCGCCACGCTCCATTACAAAGTCGGTTGATGCCCAATGAAACTCAATTCCTTGCGATGCCACATTAAGGCTAACTGAACCCGCATAGCCCAAACCTGTAACACCTTGCCATATTTTTGTAGTTACAAGACCACCGCCCCAGTTGGCGTTATCCCAAGTATCTAAATCCCATTCTCCTGTTTGCAAAATAGATGGGTTAAAGGATATTTGGCTAGTTAGGTCAACCGTGTCAAAGTCAACAGATAGCCCGCAAAGAACCGTAGGTAAGCCATTATCGGTCTGTAAGATGGGGCGAACCATCGTAAATCGTTTTTGTTGACCCCTAGAATCAAAATACGAATAAGCTTGTTGTACAAAGGCGCGGATATTAGTGCCAGCATCGGCAAAAGTGTCATAAAACTTGCCTACAAAGCCGTTCCCACCAAAATAAACATCATCCCCGCTTAGTTCCCAACAATTAGCGTGTACATTGGTAAATCGACCCCATGATTTTGTAATGTTGTGCATGACATATTGTTCAGAGCCGCCCGTTACGGGAATGTTGACAATCAACATATTGACTTTGGCAAAGTAAATCATCTGCCAACCAAAATTATTGGCATAAAGGTCAGCCGCTTGGCTAATAGCGTAAAAAATCTTGTCGGTAATGTTTACGCGGGGGTCTAAACGGGTAGATTGCAAGCCTGCTGATAGGGGTACAAGCCCATCTTCGGTCAAAAGTAGGATGTCACCACCGTACTTAAACATACATTTACGGCTATAAGTTTGACCAATGTTCCAAAGACCTATTAAAGACCAATCGTTAGGGTCAGATGGGTCAGAACCCTTATAAACAGCGACTTCTCCGTTGCTTGTGGCAAAAACAGCTAGGTCATCGACCCCGTAACCTGCGTCAATAGTCCAAGTTCCCATTGCTTGTAGGTAGCCGCCCTTTTTAAAGATGCCCCCAAGCGGAAATTCGGTGACTGTGCCGCTGATACTATCTACGGGTAAGTACCAAAACGACAAACTATCTTTTTCTACAAAGTACAAACGCTCTTTAAATAGGTTGACTGTAGCAAATAGGTTTGAATTTAACCCCAAAATGTAATAATCAATGGTGTAAGTGCCTACTGGACTAGCATCTCCCGCAGGCGCGGTAGCCATTTGGTAAGTAAAAGTAGTTGCGCCTGTAACAGTTATGCGAAAAGTGCCGTTAAATTCAGCAGGAGTAGCACCTGATACGGTAATTGTGTTGCCTGTAACTAAATTATGTGCGCTAGAAGTCGTAACTGTGGCGGTTAAATTGCCTGTTCCACCCCTAGTTTGGGTAGAAATAGTCTGTGCGGTGTCGGTTGTAGCGGATTTTTGCCACCGTGTACCGTCATAAACGACCATTGGGTCAGTTGCGTTGACAGCAGGCATAAAAGTCCCGCCCGCAGTTGTAATAATGCTATGAATCCATTTACCGCTAGTGATTCCTGTTAGGCTAGAAGTAGCCGTAGAAGTGCTTGCGTCATAAATAACCGTATCGGTACTAGCAAATAGCTTATTGACCGTTGGGCTAGAGTAATTCATTAACGCATTAACTTGCCCCGTAATTCCAGTTGAGAACTTTGAGTAACCTTTTCGCATGGTTACATCGGTTGGCGTTGGAAAAAAATTGACCATTTGAACCGCGTCTAATGGGTTCATTTCTGCAAGCGAATCCCGTGCGTTCCAACCACCAATCGGGGCTGGCAAGGAAGCTGTAACTGCCCGTCTTTGCTGTGGTACTGCCATGTTTAAGTCCCGTAACCAGTATCGGGAATATTAGCGTAACCGATAAGCACCTTAGTCGGATATGGGGCAAAGCTAAGATTAGCACTACCTTTATCGTTGGCTTTGGCTACATTTAGGTAGCGGAAATAATCTTGTTGCAACGCAGTAGTATCAAATCCTTTGATTTGGAAATACTTAAGTTTTGTGCCAAGCACCATTACGGTATCGTCTAGTACGGTTGTGTCGGTATCTGCGGTAAAGCTGTTCTTGACAGCGCCCGTTGCGCTTCTTGCCCAACCTTTTGAACGGTATTCAAAACCTAAATATTCTTGGGTATTGTAGGGTGGCCATATTTGAAACTGTTGCCCCAAAATACGCCAACGAATCCGAGGGCCAGTAGAAATATAACCTGACTTTAGCCATTGCCATTGTTGGGCATCTTCAGGGCCTAGCATCTGCCAACGCTTAGTCTTATCCCAATGGGTATTATCGGTAATGGTTTCAAAATCAGGCGGTAAATCGTACTTGGTTTTAGAAAAGGTAAAAGTTACGCCTGTATAAGTTCCACTAGCTAACTGGCTCATTACAATCGTGGAAGTTGTGCCGTTATAAGTAACAGAAGAAACATAAGTATCTTGATTAACGCCTGTTCCAGTAATGGAATAGGTATTGTTTAGGGCAGTAGCATCGCCAGTAACAATAATGTTATAACTTTGGTTGCTTACGGTATTGCCTACAAAAGTTACCGCATCGGTGTAAAAACGATACTCCAACTCCAACGCTTGCCAATCAAACTCTTTGACCAAGTCATACCCAGTACGGTTCATCAGGGCTAATACCTGTTGAACATCCTGACTAGTATTTCCCTGAACATAGGTTGGAATGGCAAGGTTCAACTCGCTAGTAGTTTGCTGAATTAATTGCAACATGGTTGACGACATAATTATCCTTTTTACTGGCGTTTAACACCCAAGTAGTTGGGGTATAATTACGGGAACTTAGGGCAATTTGCGTTTGCCCAAAGCCCCTAAACATCAACAACTTACAGGAGTTGCTATGTCTGAATCCAATTTTACCCCAACCCAAGCTGATTTACACAACTATTTTGATTATAAAGACGGGGTGCTTTATTGGAAGGTTCAGCTTTCCAATGGTTATAAAATAGGAAATCCTGTTGGTAGCAAAAACAGTAAAAATTATTTAGTAACTTCATTAAAAAACAAGGCTTTTTTAGTACACCGCCTTATTTTTGCGTGGCATTATGGGCATTTTCCAAAACAAATTGACCACATTGATGGCAATCCTCTTAATAACAACATAGAAAACCTTAGAATTTGTGATTATTCCGAAAATAATTGGAATTCAAAAATAAGAAAAGACAATTTGTCAGGAATAAAAAATGTTTATTGGCAAAAATCTACTAAAAAATGGGCAGTAGCTCTGAGAAAAAACAAAAAATACATATATTTGGGCTGTTTTAAAGATTTAGAACTTGCCGAGTTAGTTGCTACAGAAGCCCGTAACAAATATCACGGCAAGTTTGCTAGGCACAATTAAGCCACTTGTTCAGCTTTTGGCTTGCGAGTTCTAGTTTTCTTTTCAGTAACCGCTTCCAATAAAGCTGCCATCTGCTCTTGCATAACAGCCAATTTTTGGTCTGTTTCTGCTTTTATACGAGCATTTTCCTCGTCTTTTTTGGCAAGTTCTTGCTTTAAGGCGTTAATTTCTTCAGCCCGTTTTGTCGCTTCTGCGGTTTCGGTAGCCAAATTAAGGAATGTCCGTGCTTTATCCCTAAAAGCGTGGGGTGACATACCAGCAATCATTCCAATCCGTTGTAGCTGTAGGTCAGAAGCATTAGCAATCGATTCTACAGTCATAAACTTTACGCCCCGTAATTCTTGGGCTTGGGATTGGCTGATTAAAGGCCATTGTTCTACGGGCGTTCCTAGTATTTCGCTACTAGAATCTTGCGTAGCCTGATACTGTAGCCATTGTTTTGGAAAACGCTGTTTATGGCTTTCCTGTGCGTAAGTATCAATTTCGGTAAGGTTGTCACCAGCAACCATAATGCGGACAAAATCATAGTCCTTAAATATGGGTCTGCCAGCTTCGTTAGATTCATGTTCTAGTTTGACGGCTCGCTTATAAAACTTAACTGCCAAACGAGAATCTGCGTCTTGGGTATCGCTATCAATCATTTAAAACTCCTTAAGTGGTTAAGGTACTACGGTTAAAAGAAAAAGGGCTACCCCATTACGAGATAGCCCCTTGTTTTTACTACAATTTTTGGTTAGACGCTAGTAGCACCAAACCAGCCATAGTCGCCCGATACCATTGATTCAGCAGGAGCAACATAGCTACCACCGCCAGATGTCGCTACAAAAGTAGTGGCATTAACAGTAACAGCAGTTGCACCAGCAGCAATAGCACCGCCAGCTTTGGCAAATACATAACGCTTACCATCCGAACCAAAAGTTTCAGCACCGAGAGGGCCAAAACTTGGGATGGATACATCGGTAGTTCCATTGACATAGTCAAAACTAATCTTGGTCGTACCGTTTAAATCAACGCCCGAAATGGGCAGAACTGAATAAGGCATGATTATTTTCCTTTACAAATTAGGTGGTCAAAATACCCTGCAACTGAGCGTTGCTGGTGGTTAAATTGCCAGCCCAGCCATAGAGCTTAACAATCGCATCTTGGTTAATGGCTTGACGCTCACCACCGATAGGTACGAAATTACGCTCTTTGTGTGGGCGGAAGAAAATGTAATTGGTGTTCAAGAGATACATATAGTTTGCATTCTCTTGGTTTCCAATACCACCACCGAGTACAACATCAGCAGATGTACCGCCACCGTAGAACTTGAGGGATGCGAAACCAGCCGCACCGCTTTCTTCAGTAGTAATACGCTGAATTGCTTGCAATGCACCTACGAAATACTGATATGCGGTGTTACCTGCAATGTAAAGGTCAGCCTTGTCTGTGCCACGAACCTGTTTAATAGCAGCTTCGGTCATCTTAGCAAGGGTGTTAGTGGAAGAAAGACCAGTAGTTACTTGGTTCTGCCAAAAAGACCAGTTTGCACGGTTAATACCACCGTAAGTACCTGTGGTTGGGGAAGTAGAAACAGCGGCAGCTAGACCGTCAATGTTCTTACCACCGTTACCAGTACCGTCACCATAGAGGTCACCTGAAATGCGGTTCAAAAGACGAGCTTCAGAAACTTGCATACGACCATCTAACAAGTCGATGATTGCTTCTTTGCTTGAGTTTTGGAGCATTTCCAAACCGCTCATGGTTACAGCGGCAGCGTACTGAGCAATTTTGAACTGAGCCGCAGAAATTGGGCTATCAGGAGCAATGTTCAATACTTCGTAACCGCTATAAGAATT